GCGCGCGTCAGTCATGTCGCAGCTACAACGGAGGTCACACCAGACACAACACCAACCGAAGGAGACGCAGTGGAATCCACTACCGAACAAACAGAAGCACCAGCCGCAGAGGTGGTCGAGGCTTCACAGCACGTCGTACAAGCAAATAAACCAGCACCATCATTCTTTACTTCTCCACGTTCGCCAATCGTAAATCTTGGCACATGGATGGAACACTCAATCAAGGCAAAGTTAAATCCAATGTCAGACTCTGCAATCTACGTCGCAGCAGCTAATGATGATCTTGGAACGACTAACCCTGCTTTTAATCCAACACGTCAGCTCAATGAAGTAATCAACGGGCTTAGCAACGGAACACGAGGCGCAATAGATGCCATCAGCCGTGGGACTCTTCCGGACGCTGGATTACAGTTCGAAATTCCTAAGATTACTCAAATTGCAGAAGTTGATCCAGTTGCAGAAGGTGGCGCAGTAACAAACACCGGAATCGAATCGGCTTACATTTCAGTTCCAATCAGCCGCTTTGCCGGACGCAATATTCTGACAACAGAAATCATTGATCGCAGTTCACCAGACTTCTTTAATGAACTCGTTCGAATCATGGGTGCTTCAATGGCATTCGCTCAGAACAAGTTCGTCGCAAATCAAATCAAGACAGACTCAGTTTCAGATGGAACTCCTACAGCTAATACAGCCGCCGGACTCATCGCGTACGTCAGCCGCGCTAACGCAGCCGTATACGCCGGAACTCAACGCTTCGCACAGAACATCTTGGTCTCACCAGCGCAATGGTCAAACATCATGGGCTACAACGACGGCGGCACACCGCTATTTAATGCATACCAGCCTCAAAATCAGGCAGGCCTTGTAACAGGACAATCTCAGCGCGGAGTCGTGCTTGGGTTGAACTTCTTCGTGGATAATTCAGGCGAAATCACTGGAACAGGCGATGACTCAATGATGGTCATCGAGCCATCTGGTTATACATGGTATGAAAGCGGTAACTTCCGCCTCGATGTCAATAAGCCATCAGATGGAACTGTCGAGATTTCGCTAAATTCTTACGGCGCTTGCGCTACAAAGATTGCGGCTGCGGCGAACGCGTTCAACTTCACCTAATAACTAATCATCGGTGACGGTCGCTCCCGAACGTCATCGAGCAGAAGGAAGGATCAGAGATGTCGATTATTACAGTCGCAGAACTTCGACAGGTACTTGGCGTCTCTGATTCTCTTTACGACGATCCTTATCTTCAACAGATTATTGACTCCGCTGAAGGCGTGATCCTGCCGCTTCTAACTCAATACCAATCAGCCATCGCAAGTTACAGAATTACAGATAACGTTCTCTTCGTTACAACTATTCGCCCTAATTATTTCGTGGTCGGTCAGGGTGTAGACATCCTCGGCTGCGGCGCTGGGATTGACGGGAATTACACCGTCACAGATAACAGAATCCAACCCTTCTCATTTACGGCTGCGCTTGTTGCAGCAGATCAAATAGAGACCCCAGTAATACCTGCCGGAACTGCAACCCTCGATGGCGGCTCGGCCGCCGACATTTATACCGGCGTCGCGCCCATCAAGTCAGCGCTGCTAGTGGTCTCTACAGAAATCTTCCAAAGTATTACAGCCGCCGGTGGACAAATCGAAGGCGTGGACTTCGCTCCGACGCCATACAGGATGGGCAGAAGTCTTATGAACAGAGTCATCGGCCTGTTAAGTCCATTTATAGACGTCGAGACAATATGCCAATAAGTACGATTGCTGCCGACGTTCGCGGAACTCTCGCGACGGCCTTAGCTGGCGTCGAAGCCTCGGTCTATCCGTCAGTACCAGAGACCGTGATTCCGCCAGCTGTGGTAATTGTCCCCTCATCGCCGTACTTGGAAAGTGTGCTTATCGGTAGCTCGGTGAAGGTAAGAATTAACTTTGACGTAACGGCAGCCGTCGCCTACAACAATAACGCCGGCGCTTTGGACAACTTGGAGCAGCTAATAATCAGCATTCTCGGCGCGATGCCGTCGGGATACGTGGTCGGAGACGTAACGCGTCCTTCGATTACATCGGTCGGAGCAAGCACTCTGCTAACCGCAGATCTATCCGTCTCCACCTACTACACACAGACCAACTAAGGAGACGCAATGCCTACAACTATCATCACGGGTAGGGACATCACCTTCACCATCGAAGGCGATAACTACGACGCACAAGCTACTTCAGCGACTTTAACGATTGACTCAACAATCAACACGTACCAAACCCTCGACGGAAAAGCGTATTACACGACAGATTCTCAGGGTACTTTCGCGGTGGAAATGCTCGCAGATTGGGGAGTCGTTGGCGGTCTATGCGACGCACTCTGGACTGCGGCAAATGCCTCACCTAATACGGCTTTATCCGTATCACTGACAGCACACACGGGAGCGGTCTTTACTTTCGACGTCCAGCCAATCGTCCCATCAGCCGGTGGCACTGCGCCAGATGCTCAGACAGTATCGCTATCCTTTACTTGCGTTACTACACCGTTATTGAACGACTAACAGAAGGAGATCGGGAGCATGAGATTACCAATCCAGATTGAGTACGTAGATGGAACACTTTCCACTTATACGGCACAGCCGCCTGAGTGGGCTAAGTGGGAGAACAAGACCGGATTTACCATCTCGCAAGCGCAGGACAAGATCGGAATATCCGACCTTCTATTCTTGGCGTATTGGGCTATGAAGCGCGAAGCGGCTGGTAAACCAGTCAAGCCATACGACGCATGGATTGAGACCGTGGTAGAAGTAAAGGTAGGCGAAGGTGAAAGCCCAAAAGCTACCAGCGCGGAAGCATAAATCGCTTACTGGTCGAAGTCGCAATAGCGACCAAGATTCCAATGAGTGAGTGGGTACGCGCAGAAGACATCCTGACGGCTATCGAGATATTGGAGAAGCGAAATGGCGGATGAGGCAGTCGCTTATAACAAGCAAGAACTGCGCGCCGTTATTACTGCTTTCAAAGGGATGGACGAGGCGGCTGTAGATGCGGCCAAAGAAGAATCTGGAGCGCTTGCTTCCTTTGTCCAACGCAATATCTTTGAAGCCGCTGGTGATCGTGGAACTGTTGCTTCGAGAATTGCGCTGGGTTCAAAGGTCGTCAAGTCATCCAAAGTCGGCGAGATTTCGTACGGCTTCGCAAGTCAAAAGTTCAGCGGAGGAGCTACAACTCGCGACCTCTGGGGCGGCGAAGAATTCGGCTCAAATAAATATAAGCAATTCCCTATTTGGTCTGGCCGATACAAGCGCGGATCACGTGGATGGTTCATCTACCCAACGCTTAGACGCTTGCAGCCGGAGATACTTGAAAAGTGGGAAAAGGCGTTTACTAAGATATTGAAGGAGTGGTAATGGCTACAACTGGCTCGAGAACGTTAAAGCTTTCAATCTTAGCCGAGGTCGCTGACTTCAATAAGAACATGAAGATGGCCGGCACAAGTGCGGAATCTTTAGGCGATCAATTTAGCAACTTTGGAAAGAAGGCTGCCCTAGCCTTTGCCGCTGCCGGCGCTGCTATTGGTGCTTACGCCAAAGCAGCTATTGAGAACGCGGCAGCCGACGAAGCAGCCCAACGTAAACTCACGCTTACTATTCAGAACACGACCAACGCCACAGCTGCGCAAATAGCAGGCGTCGAAGATTACATTACAAAGACTTCGCTGGCGATTGGCGTCACGGATGACCAGCTTCGTCCGGCGTTCTCTCGACTTGTTAGAAGTACGAACGATGTCGAGGAAGCCCAGAAGCTACTCAATCTGGCGTTAGACATAAGCTCGGCGACGGGTAAACCTCTCGAGGCGGTGTCGAATGCGTTAGGCAAGGCTTACGACGGGAACTCTCAGGCCTTAGGTCGCTTGGGTCTTGGACTAGATGCAAACCTTCTCAAATCCAAAGACACCGACAAGATCATGAATACACTTACGAAGACCTTTGGAAACTTTGCAGAGAACGAAGCGCAAAGTACGGAAAAGGGCTTAGCTCGTATCAAGATTGCCACGGACGAACTTAACGAGCAAATCGGAACGGCTCTGCTTCCGCTGGTTCAGGAGTTTACAAAATACATCTTGGAGAACGTCGTCCCACAGCTTCAATCATTCGTAAACGGCCTAACAGGCAAAGGTGGACTTAGTGAAGGATTGAGTGACGCAGAAAAGAACGCGTATCAATGGGGCGAGCGAATTAAGGACGTCATTAAGACTGTCATCTCGTTTAAGGATGAGATCATTGCACTTGGTATTGTTATTGGAACTGTGTTCGTGGTCTCTAAAGTGGCGGCTTACGTCACGGCCACGATTGCAATCATCAAGACTTTAATCGCCGCCTACAACGCTCTTAAGGCCTCGGCTATTGTTACAGGGGTCGCGACTGCGTTCGCTTTGAATCCGCTGCTAGGCGTGGGCGCTGTGGCACTGGCAGCCGGTGTCCTAGCTGGTGCGAACGCATTAGCGAACTCTTCGAACGCGTCTCTCGACTTCGATAATACAGTCGCCGGTGGAGGAAGTAACCCAATCCAGAAGGGTACGTATCTCGGAGGCGCTTCAGGCGTCTCTCGTACCGGTAATCTCGATCTAAGCAGTCTTGGACTTGGCGGAACAGGCGGCGGAACAGTCGCCGGCGGGGGATTAGCTGCGGTTAGCAAAGGCGGAGCTAACGCAATGGACGTCATCAAAGACCTGACTGACATCTCGGATGCGCTTGGTAAATTAACCAGCGACGTCGAAGGTAATAAGATTTATAAGAAAGATGCACAGAAGCAACTGGATGCAATTATCAAGTCTTTTGACGACGTACAAAAGCGCGCCGATATTGTCACTGGCAATATTGTGCAGTCAGAAAGTACTTTCAACGCCGGAAGATTCCGCGCTGGCGAAGCTGCGACGATGATCAATTTAACCGTAAACGGCGCAATCGACTCCGAAGGCACAGCTCGGACAATCGTAAATACCCTCAATGACTCCTTCTACCGTGGCACATCGGGCGCTGGAGCGCTTGTAGGGGCGTTCGATAAATGACCCTGTGGAATCCCGTCTGGAACGTCGAAATCAACGGCGTACCCGTTACAGACAGCGTACTGGCCAATCTGAGCCTGAGTAGTGGACGTGCCAACATCTACGAACAGGCGCAGGCCGGTTACGTCAATCTGACCCTGATTAACCTAAACCAGACGGCCATCCCAATTACGATTAACGATTCCATCACGGTCGAGCTACAGGACTCCACAGCTACACTTGTCCCTATCTTTGGCGGAACGGTTACAGAT